TATCGGCCTGGTATTCGGGCAGGGCATTGAGGGTGGAATAGGCCGCCGCCGTGCCATTGCTAGCCAAGACCTTGCCAGAATTGCCAGCAGCCCCCGGAAACGTGCCCGGCGCAAACACCTGCTGTGCAATGGCGTAATCGGCATAGGCCTTGGCCTCAGACAGACCGGGCATCTTCCAGACCGAAGCGCCATCGGTTACGACAATTCCAATCTGATCCGCTGTTGGCACTGTTGCCGACGACCCGCCATTGGTCAGGGTCACGTCCTTCGACGCCGCGCGCACAATGTACCATTTAGACACAGACGGAATGGTCCACGTCCCGGTTGCGGTCGTATTGGTATAGTTCAAGATCCGATTGCGGGCCTCATTGGCCACATAATTGGTCGTGCCTAGGGTTTTGGCCCCCGCCGCACTGACGGTCAGGAACCCGTCCAAGGCCGCGTCAATCGCATCCAAGGCGGTGTTTAGTTCAACGCCCCAGGTATTGGTGTTATCGCCCGTGCCCTGCTTATTGAGCCGATTGCTGGTTGTCGGTGTTGAGGCCATTAGAGCGTTGCTCCTGTATCCGTTCTGATCCAGCTTGTGCCGTTGCAGTACGCCAAGCGGTTCAAGGCCGTGACCCAGACCAGCGCGCCATAGCTCTTGGCGGCAGGCGGCAGCTCTGCCACCGTCGCAACCGCCAAGAGCGGCACACCCGAAAGGCTTTCAAACGCGCGCCTTACGCTATCGGCAAAGCGGTGCGCCCATGACGGCGAAGCCCCTTGATCAAGGCTTGGCGGGTTAAATTGTACGGGCATGGGCTATTCTTCGGCTTCTTCCGAATAGGTAACGTCAATGACCAAGGTCGCACCCGCCGGAAAAACACCGTTCAGATTGATTGCTAGCCATTGGGAAGCGTTCACCAGGCAAGGGGCCTTGTCCTGTTGCCAGCTAAAATCAAACAGGGTCTGAATCCGGTTGACCGGATTGGTCACAAGCAAGACCGGATCGGAATGCATCCGCGCACCAGCACCAAGCGCGGTTGGATTGACGCTATAGGACCGCACCACAGCTTCAGACGCGCCGTCGCGGCTATCACGCGGTGTTGGTGTAATGGCCGCAAACGTGCCGCCCGTATTGGCCGCAGTGCGACGAATGAGGGTCGCGATAACCGTGCTATTGGCCGAAGCGCTAGCACACTGGATCTTGATTGACCGAATCCGCACCACGTGGCCTGCAATGCCCTGAATAGTGACAATATCGGTCGCGGCAGCCGCCGGAGCAAAATTGATCAGCTCAAAGCCATAGGTGGACCGTTCCGGCTCGCAGTCAGACGTTGACATCCAAGGCGGCGTGGGTGCGTTCGGGCGGATAGTCTTTAGGTTAAGGCGGCGCTCGCCATTGCCCGCAATAATCGTGCCTACTGTCATGGTGAACCCCGTTATAATCCAGAGGAGGTTTGCAGCTCGCCGCCATAGGATTGGGCAGCCGAGGCGCGTTGAATTTCGCTAAGGGCAGACTGAAAAAGCGCCTGCCAGCCAGCGCCGCGCTGATCGTCGGACTTTGCCGCCCAATGCACCGCCGCGCCGTAGAGATAGGCCTGTGGATGCTTGGCCAGCACCCAATTGCTAGTATTGGTGTTTGACAGCGCCGGGATCTTGGCCCGATAGGTCAATGAGGCGCTAAACGAGCCCGTTGGTGGTGGCGAAATCAGCAGATTTGACCCTGAAATCGTGTAATATTCAGGAACGCCGCTAATCACCGCCTGTTCTGAAAACTTGTTTGGCGTGACAAAGGTCAGCTTTTTTCCGTTCAGATAGTTGATTTTAAGGGCAATCGGAGCCAAAAAATCAGCTGGAAGCGCAACCGTGCCGCTCGATATGGTAATGGCCGCCGTCGTGACCATATCCGTGACCCTTAGCGTCCGATTCATGGCCGCTTCTGCCAATTCGATCCATCCCGGTATGCTTGTGGCCTGATCATCGCGAACAATCAGGCCCGCGATCTCGCCTTGAAGGTCCGCATACGACGCAAAACTCATCGAATGACCCCGTTCGACAGGGACAAGCGACCATCCGCCGTGCGCAGATAGGCCCAGTCCGGATCAATCAGCTTTTTGTGCAACCGATCAGCATTGCGAGGGTCCCGGCAATCCCAGCCCTCTTCGGTCAGCCACTTGTCAATGATTGCAGCCGGAATATGGGCCGCCCGGCGCATCTCACGGCTTTGCGAATAGCCGTCATTATGGTTGCGCATGGCCAGATTTTGCTCAAGCGCAGGCGCAACGTCATAATCGCGCCGATACTCAATCGTCTGACCGTCCAGGCTTATGCGCATATAGCGCCGCGTACCGTCCATATCGGAGGCATAGTGCACCCAGTCGTAAGAGGGCTCGGCGCTCATGGTTTAGGCCTGCTCACTATGAGCGGCCACGCGGCTGCGCTTGGGCTTTTCAGGCACATCGTCCTCAAAATCCACCCAGCCCAGATCGCGCAGGGCCTCCGCATTGCTCTTGTGAATGCGCAGGGTCTCGCCACGTTCGGCAAGCTCTTCGCCGCCAGCATTATGGTGCCTGCCCGTTGAGATTTTCAGGTTGCCATGGCGCGTCACCACAACATCAATCAACGGATCGGTTTCAATGAGATCGGACGCCACGCGCCCTTCAACAAGACCTAGAGTCTTTGCCATTTTGTTTGTTCCAAAAAAAAGGGCGACCCCTAAGAGCCGCCCGCTAGGTTTAGGACAGGTCTGCAATCACCGCAGAGGCGCGCTGGTTGCGACAAATGAGCGTCTTTTCCGCCACAATGTGGAAGCGGTCAGAATCGCCGGTCTTGGCCAAATCCTCGACCTTCATGGGCGAGAGCGTCCCGACTGCCCACATGTCTGGATCAATGATCAGGACATCGCGGGTCAGGCCGTACTGAACAGGCAGAATGTTCAGGCTGCCAAAATCGGAGACATAAACATCCACGCCGCCATACAGGGTGACTTGGTTACGGCCCTTGACCTCAGCCCGGCTTAGCGCAATCCCGGTAAAGGCCGAGATGTTTTGCTTCTGTGCCGCCGAACAAAATACGGTGCTCAGATTGTTTGCACCATTGCTATAACCCGACGCCAGAACCGACTTCAGCAGGATCTCTGAGATTGCCCGCTGGGTTCCGTTGGTGGCAGCAGCAACAAGGGCAGTACCCGTATTATAGCCGCCAGACGCGCCGCCTGTGCCGCGAGAGACGTTGGACGAAATCCACGCCAAGGCACCCGCAGAGCGCGGAGCCACGCCAGAGGCCGCAATCACCGAGGCTTGGTTGGCAAAGAATGCCAATTCCATATCGGTAGCCAAGATTTCGGACTTCTGCGCAACCTGCCAAGCCTTGGCATCAGCCCGGCCCGCAAACGTGGTCTGACGGGTGGTGCGTGACACCGAACCGGCTTCTTTAAAGATTTGGGTTCGGTTGCCGACGCGGACGGTTTGCTCCGCCGCCGCGGCCACGGTATCGTCACCCGCCTCGTTGGCGTTTGCCGCTGGAGCGCGCTGGGTATAGGTCTGCCATTCGTGGAAGGGTTGGGTAACTGGCGCGTCGCCAATCATATTGGTGAAGGGCGTCTTGTTCGCCGTGACCTTATAGACGTTGTTTTCTAGATCTTCGCGAACGCCGATGCTGTTAAAGACCTGTTGGGTATTTGCAGGTGCAGCCATGTGCTGTGTTCCCTATGCGGAAAGCAGCGCGGCCAGGGTGTCGGTTGACGGGTTACGATCAAAAGCCGCTTGAACCTGTGCGCGTCTGCTTTGTGATTGTGAAAGAGGCTCCGCGCGGCCTGTAGGTGCGACGACCTTTGCCGGAGCCGGTTTTGATTGGGGGGTTGGGGAGCCAGCCGGTTTCGCAGCAGCCGCAGCCACGCGCTTTTGGGCATCGTCCCAGAGCCTTGCCTTATTCAGGATGACAAGCTCGTCAGCAGTCGCTTGTTGAAGCACGTTCGGAGTAATGCCGACGTTCCTTGCATACCGACCCAAGGACTCCATAGACTCCGGGCTGGCAACAAGATCAGGGGCAAGCTTGGTTAGCTGCTCAATGGTCTCTTGCTGGTGGCGATTGATCGCCTCAGATGCAAGCCTGGCCTCAGCCGCTTGAATCCCTGAAAGCGTCGATGACAATTCCTGCAATTCAACATCAAACAGCGCCTTGTTGGCGACAAAACCCGCCCTGATCTCAGGATCAGGATCACTCAGGCCTTGACGCCATACCTCCGGCGTGTATTCCGCCCACCTCGCCAAGAACGCAGTCTCAGCCTGTGGGACAAGCTTGATTTGCTCTTGCAAAGCGCGCAGCTCTACAAGTTGCTCATCTGCCTGTTGACGTGCGGCGGTTGCCGCGCGCGTCTCCGCCGAAGCGGTCTCCTTTGCCTTGGCTAAGACCGTCTCGCGCTTTTCTTCCTGGGCAAAGACAACCGCCTGTGCCTCAGGGGGAAGTTGCGCAAAAACCTGCTTAGCCGCCGCATCCCACCAAATCGGAGCATCAACCGGCGCGGCCTCAACCGTCTCAGCATCGTCTTCCGTTGCTTCCTCTGCCGCCTCGGCAGTCTCCGCCTCGCCATCGCCGGGCGCTTGCGCCTCGTTGGCTTCTTCGCCCTCGGTGGAAGGCAAATCCTCTTGTGCTTGCGGCTCCTCAGTCTCAGGCGGCGCGGCCTCCAATGGCGCGCCTTGATCCTCTGACGTGGACTCAGCCGAAAGCGCCGCGACGAAATCGTCACGGGTCATTGCATCTGACATTTATTGTGGTCCCTAGCTTAGGTCCTCAGACCCTTGATCAGCGTCCAAAATGGACAGCGAAACCTTGCCCAGCGCCACCGAGCGGACCATCACCGCCCGAACCGCGCTCAGTGCCCTAATCTGGTGGTAAAGCGTCTCTCGCTTGTCGGTTGCCATGGCGTCGGTTGCCAAAAGCATGGCCGTCAGCTCAGATGTGATCTTGTCAAAAGCCCAGCCGACCTCAGCCAGCGCGGCGTCACAGCGTTGCGCCCGGTCCACGGCCTCGTAATTGGCGTCACTCATCCGGCCTGCCCGCCCATGGCCACATTGTCGATATTGCGCCCGATTGCGATTTCAGCCTGGGCAAGGCTGATCTTGGTGCTTAGCTCTTCATCAAATTGCCGCTGTTGCTCTTGAAGCTTTGCGGCCTCAATCCGCTCTTGGCTCTCAATCCGCATCTGCTCGATCTGTATGGTTGACTGGAGCTTGGCCTGTTCAAGCTGCATCTTGGCCTGTTCAGGCCCTTGCTCTTGGGGTGCTTGCTCTTGGGATGCTTGCTCTTCTGGATTGGCGAAGAACTGTTCAGGCGCTTTTAAACCCGCCTTTTCCGATAGCCGGATTGCGCTGTTGTAAAGCTCTTTGGTGGTCACCAGAGGCCCGCTCATGCCGCCTTGCGCCTGCACAGCCTTTTCCTGCAAGGCAATGACCTGCTGGATCGTAGCAAGCTCAAATTCACGCCCGCCCGAGCCCATGCCAATTTCAATCTGCATGTCCGAGCGCTCAACCCATTTCGACGGATTGACCGGAACCCACTTGCCGCGCAGGCGAACAACCCGTTCCTTGCTCTGATTTTCCCGGAGCAAGGCGTGAATGCCCAAATACAGGTCCCGAACGCCTGTTTCTGCAAACGTCTTGGCAATCATCCGAATGCGCTTCTGTGCCCTTGAGAGCTGCTGCATCGCGCCGCCAAGCGTCTCGTGCAAAGTGTCCGGATTAAGCCCTTGCGAGGCCCTCACAATCCCAGTCCGCTCTTCGGCAACCGTGCTGAAATATTCCAGGCTCTGCAACGGATCAAAGCTCAGCCCAGCCGAGGCCAAGGGCACAACCGCATTATCATCCGTAACCCGAATAGGGACGCCCGGCTGATTGTTCAAATAATCGTCTAGGCCAACACCCTCCGCCAAGCGGTCGATATTCACGACATGGCGCTGATTGAGGGCAAATAGGCCGCTATCGACCTGCATCCGCTGAAACTGTGATTTGAGCCGCTGAATATCGACCAAGAAATCAGCCAGCGACTGACCAAAAAAGCGGTGCGGCACACGGTAAGGCGTGATCGCAGCCAAGCCAATCTGGCTAACCTTCTCATGCCGAAGCAGGGCTGCGCCTGTCTCGCGGCCCGCTGTGGTCACGCACCAGAGCTCAGATTTACGGCCACTCTTTAGCCGAATATAGTGCTCATAGACCTCGATCTGCCGCAGCATGTCATCGGTGGACCGCTTGGATAGCGCCGTTTCCGCCACCGTGTCCCGGGCTAGCGATTCCTGTGACGAATACCCGCCCCACGACGGCACCTTGTCCAGTAGGTCCTTCGGTATACCAGACGCCACAAGGTCCTGAACACGCGGACGACTGCGCACCGAAACATAGGTCGCATCACGCAGGCTAATTGTATCCGCCGCCACAGCGACATCCTCAGGCGGAACATTGGCAATACAGACCCGCCCATCCTCAGGCTCACCTCGAATAACCGCATCCCAAAGCGGCTCAGACGGCGCACCGTATGGCTCCTCATATTCTTCGCAAGCCTTGATGCTCACCAGCTCAGCGCCAGAATCCAGCGCCATCTGGATCTCTGCCGCCGTCTTACCCGCTAGGGTCTGATCCTCAGCAGGCTCACCCTCTTCGGCCCAATAGCGAACCACCCCGTTCTTGGCCTGCAAGGCGTCCAAAATCCAGGTGACAAACAGGCTCCAGCCGTCGTTCTGTTCGAAAATCGTGTGCAGAACGTAATCGGTTTCCTGCTTAGCGGCCTCTTCGTCCTCAGCCGATGAAGGCCTAAACGTGGCGACATCCTCAGAGCCAGCAAATATCTCGACCAGATCAGGCAATACAGCTTGGATACCGTCGCGAACATCATAGGAGACAGCATCGGAGCGGTTCTTCATGACCACCAAATCGCGCATATCGCCCTTGTAGTATTCGAGCGCCCGCGTCCGATCTTCAATCAGCTGCGCATTGTTCGTATAGCCGATAGCGCGCGCAGCTTCGCTCAGGACCAGCTTTAAGAGCTCGTCCTTTGATCGCAGTGCCGCCATAAATTAAGCCCCGTAGTTTGGGATATTGAGGGGCCGAAGATTGCTCTGGCCACTAGCCGGAATCTTGGCCTTGCGAAGCATCATCAAGCCGTAGCGGGAGGCCGATATTCGATCGTCCCGCTCCTTCACGATTAGTCCGTCTTTTCGATGATAGAGCCTGAACTCTTGCAGCCACCCGCCGCAGGTGGAAAACACTTTCCAGCGCCCGGTCTGCATCCGATCGAGCATGTCCATAATGCCCGCCTCGACCCCAGACGATCCATCGTCAAAGGTTGCGCGCTCGTTCAGCATGTTTAGGCCGTGGCCCCGGTACTGGTCCGCCAGCTGCTCGCCCGAACCCTTGTCATGCTGCAGACCATCATGCGGCCAAGCAATTGGAAGCCACCTACCCCAAGGCCTAATCGCAGCAGCATGAATGACCGGCGTGGATTCGCGCTGCGCGTACTCGCCAACCACGTAAACCGCGTCCTGATCCCGATCCCACGCTAAGCGGATAGCCGCGAAAGGGTGGTCCCAGCCAAAATCAATACCGACGATTTGCGGCCAATGGGCAGGCAACGAAAACGGCTCGACCGTGATCAGTTCCTCTGTAACCGGAAACACCCGGCCAGACCCCATTGACGGTATGCCCTTAACCCGCGCCTCACGCTCGTG